TTAGTTTCCATCTCTTTCAATCACCTCTTTCGCTAAATTATGATATGCTTCAGCTCCACGACTTTCTGGATCATATTCATTTATTGGTTTTCCATGACTTGGCGCCTCAACTAGTCTTACAAGTCTAGGAATAATTGTATTAAATACTTTATCTTTAAAATATTTTCTTATTTCTTCGATAACCTCAAGTCCAATATTTGTTCTACCATCAAGCATAGTAAGTAGTACACCTTCAATACGAAGTTCAGGATTCATTGAATTTTGAACCATTATTATAGAGTTTAATAACTGGGTAATACCCTCTAAAGCATAGAACTCACATTGAACTGGTATAATAACAGCATCACTTGCAACAAGTGCATTCATAGTGGATAATCCCAAAGATGGTTGACAATCAATTATTATATAATCAAAATTATCTTTAATAGTTTCTAATGCATTTCTTAATTGGTTATTTCTTTGAAATGTATTATCAGAAAACATCTTTTTAACAAATTCAACATCAATTCCCGCTAAATTTAATGTTGAGGGAATTATACTTAAATTTTTAAATTTTGTTTTATAAATAGCTTTTTTAATTTCACATAAACCAGTTATAGTTTCATAAATATCATGCTCAAAATCAGTGGTATTAAAACCAAGTCCAGTTGTAGCATTGCTTTGTGGATCCATGTCAATAAGAAGGGTTTTTTTCCCACATTGTCCTAAAGCTGCTGCTAAATTTATACTTGTTGTAGTCTTACCTACACCACCTTTTTGATTAACTAATGATATTACTCTTGCCATATTAACACTTCCTAACTGCTACTATATATTTTATCATAAAATGAAGATATTTACTATACTTTGTTATTTCCTTTTATTTACTATGATTTATTATTATTCTTTTTTATAATTTATCATACTTTTTCAAGTTTTTAGTCACTATTTAGTACCTAAAAGGAGTGATTAAAAATGTATTATAAATGTAAGTATTTAAAACAAAGACAAAAGAATTATAAGTGGTATGGATATTGTACTAAAAGAAGAAAAATAGTACCTCTATTTTGTAAGGAATGTGATGTTGTTGAATATAAAGAGCAAAAAACACTCAAATCACGCACAAATAGACAAGCCAAGAGAGAAAAAGAAAGATTTAGTATAATTTATCGTGATTTAACTAAATGCTGTAATTGTGGCTCTAAAATAGGTATAGAAAAAAATGAAGTTTTTGAGGGCTCTTATCGTCAAATTTCTATAAGGTATGGAATGGTATGTCCCTTTTGTAAAACTTGTCATACTCAATTTCATAATGATATTATGCTCAACTTATTTTATAAAGTTATGTTTGAAAAAGAATTTTTGAAAACACATTCTAAAGAAGAATTTATAAAAATATTCGGTCAAGACTATATTTTTAAATTAGAGCAAAAAAAAAGAAGCTAACCAACTAAGGCTAGCCTCTTTTAATATCTCACTTTCTAAAATAATTTTATATTATCCCATCTTGTTAAACCATTTTTAAGATTTAGGTTTACTTGTCTTTGTACTTCATCATAATTAGAACCTAAAGCTTTTCTACGAGCTTCTCCATTACCGAAGTCACCTCTTATAGTTTTACGAACTAGATCTAAAATATCAACGCTTGGAGTTGGTGCTGGAGTTGGCTTATTACTATTTAACAACTCATTAACTTTAGCTTGAACTTCATTATAATTATATCCAGCATTAGTTAAACGATTATATCTTTCATCACCATTTCCCCATTCACCACGGATAACTTCTTTAGCTACCTCATCAACGCTTTTCTTTGCTGATGGTGTTGGAGTTGGTGCTACTACTTTTCCTATGGCTGGATTTACTATACAACCTCTAAATGTATAAGCACTACCTAGTCCCCATCTTCCATTAGTATTTCTTCTTGTACTATTCCAAAAAGCACTTCCACCATATCCGGATTCACTTGTATAAATAGTATTGTTGTCTATAATTTTTTCAACAACAGCTACATGACCTGCTCCATCGTTTCCTGACAAAGTTCCTTTTTGCCAAACCATAATACCACCTAAAGTTGGTACTGATGATATTTCTAAGCCATAAGTATTTTTAGCTCTTTCAATAAAATTTTCAGCATTACAATTTAACGATGGATATTTCATAGCACCAATTATTTCATTGAATCTTCCACAAGCATAACCAACACAATTAGACAATACATTACATTGACTATCAGTAGGACTACCTTGGATACAAGTTGAATATCCACCTTTACTTTTAGTAATAAAAAATTTATTTCCTGATGTAGGTTTAGTCGTTCTTACATTCATTTTCAATTTCACCGTCCTCTACTAAAATATCCATTCCATCTTCATTGAAAGTTGTTTGTACTTCCAATTCTTCAACTTCTTTTGTTGTTTCTTCTACAACGATTTCTTTTTCTTCCATTTTAATTCCTCCTTTAAATGAAAATTATTTATAAAAAAGAGAGCAATTTATTTGCCCTCTCCTTTACCATTATTAAAATTACTTAATCCATTAGAACCTAAGCTAATTGATATAGCTGTTAGTAAATATATAACTATATCTACAGCCCTAAATGTTCCCATAACAATATTTGTTATAGTCAATAATATAAATGCAATAAAAAAACTCCAATACTTCGTTGGAATCTTTTTTATATACTTTAACCCTTTAGTAAATTCTACCACCATAAATACTATAGTGACAAAACTTGCATAAGTGGTTAAGGTGTCCCACGAAAGAAAATTATCCATATTCTACCTCCTATCACTTTCTCATAGAATCTTCAATATTATCAAGTCTATGATGAGCTGATTTAGTAGAAGATTCTACCGCCGACACTCTTTCAGCTAACGATTGTAAAGATTTTGATATATCTTTATTATCAAGCCTTATTTCATCAACATTTTTACTAATTATATCTAATTTAGTATCAATTTTAGTTGTTGTTGCTACTTCCTCTTTGGTTTCTTGTTTAGTATTCTTTTTACTATTCATATAAAAAGTAGCATAACCAATAATACCTCCAATAATAGTGAACACCAAGCCAACTGATATACTATCCATATTTAATCCTCTTTATTACTTTTGTTTTCTATAGGAATATCAGGAAATTCCACATTATAAGGAAATCCCTCTTGTTTAGTAATATCTCTTAGCTTTTGTCTATACTCAGCCCATTCACCATTAAGAATCTCATTAAAATTAGTAAAGAAAGTTTTAATTGTTGATAATAAATTACCTGCTGTTATTTCACTAGGAATATTTAATCCTATTCTATCTAGTAATAAGTGTTGATCACTTTCAGCTAATAACTTATCTCTTACTTCCCTTACTTTATTAGCCATAGCTTCATAATCTCTAGTTTTAGCTAAAACTAGCCAATCATTTAAGTTATCATTTATTGCTTGCTCTAAATCATTTCTATAAATAGTAGTGATTTTATAAACTGAGTATTCATAAAGTGTTTC